TATGCCCTGACTTGAGCTCACGAAAACTGAAATGAAATTGATTGAATAATTATTCTCCTGAGAATTTCCTTATTATTTTATACTATATAGTGTTGTTAAAAAACAACTTGATTATATAGTATAAAATTAAAGAAATTTATTACTTCTTTTATTAAAGAAATAAGTAATAAGAATATTATAAAAAACTATTAAATATAACACCTATTGCTTTGATATGTGTTTTATTTAATTACTCTTCTAAAAGTTCTGGATTGTCGTATATGTTGCCAATAACACTGCATTCATCTAAAACCTCATAGCTTTCAGCAGAAAGTCTGTTTGTTACTTGGAATGAAATCGTTTCATCATCCCATACGACTTTACCTATGCAATCTGCTTCTGATTGACCGTTTTCTGTGTTGTATGTGTCCCAATAAGCAACAATGTCATTCTCATTATTGCCATTCTTATCCGTCAAACCTGTGTACTGTCCGATTGTTTTGTAATCAATTTCGATGCCTCTTATGCCGTTTGTATTCGTCATTTCGGCAGGTAGACTTTTAAACTGTTCATCATACAATTTTGTAACTAATCCATAAACCCATTCGCCGTTCTTATATTCTGTTAGATGATAACCTTTGTCACGGTTTATCGCTTTACCCTGAATAATATTCTCCCATTTCGTACATCCTCCAATTCAATTTGTACTCGTGCAAGCTCACAAGCTAACTTGTATGCTTTAGCGTGCTTATTATCTTTGTGTGTTTCACTGACAGCTTCTAAAAACTTATCAATTGTATCAGTAAAGCACCCGCACTTTACACAGATATTGCCGTCCTTAGTTTTGAAAAATGTTGTAGTATCGTTTCTACTTCCAATAGGTGATATACATAAAACATCGCTAATTTTATTTATTTTAGCGTCGCCACAGACACGAGCGTTGCCATAGACACAGGCGTTGTCACAGACATAGGCGTTGTCACAGACACGAGCGTCGCCACAGACACGAGCGTTCTCACAGACACGAGCGTCGCCACAGACACGAGCGTTGTCATAGACATAGGCGTTGTCATAGACATAGGCGTTGTCACAGACCCAACAAGTACCTTCATGAGATAGATTTTCTTCTTTTTCGATATATCCACCAATGTCCCCAGCTTTCGCACCAAAAAAGTCTTTTAAAGCCTTTATTCTGTAAAGTATGTGACCTCCCATTTCAATTTTATCATCGTAAAGCATTTCATATTTATTCATTTTTAATCCTCCAATTTTTTATTGTAAATTCCAATAAATTTACAAGTGTTTCTACTTCAAAATTATTAAGTTTCTTAATTCTAACAATCAAGCTAAATAAATCTTCGCTAATTTTTCTGATTTTGTAGTATTCCTCAAAATTATTCATATTTACTAAGCCTCATCTATCTACCAAAACGGAAGATTTCAAAATACAGAATGGACGAACCCCACCGCAACAGCCACCCCAATCCACAAAGCCACTGGAGCAAACGCAGCAAACGCTACGAGCGTAATTTTTATCGTCATAAGTAACTCTGGTAGCAGTCCACCACCAATCTCCATATGCCTTCAGGAACTCTCTGTAACGGCGATAATTCTCGGTAGTGATAATAGAAACATTATCACAACAAGTTTTACCCTTTCCAGTGCCATCATCTGCAACTAACTTAACGGTATGCTTTACAATATTTTCAGCGCCAACAGCAGAAACCAATTCATTGTAAAACTCACCATTGCAATACTTACGAACATCACTGGTAAGATAATCTCTAGATTCGCCAAACTCCATCTTTCTAACAAAATCTTTAGTGATAACTGCGGTAGTGTCTTTTGAATGGTCAAGAATAATATATTCACGATTACCAATTTTCACAACTGAACCAAGTTGTGCTTCGCCAAGAGGAAAACGCTTATCCTCTGTTAAAGTTATTGTACAACTGCCATCATCACTTTTATCACAAGTGACCTTTACATTTAGGATATTATTAATAACATTAATTTTCACATTAAAACCTCTTTATAATTTAGTAATTATTTAAGCTTGCTTGCAATGTCTATACTCAAATATCTATAATCTTTTGCTTGTTTCATTTCTTTGCGAATTTCTTTTAAAATACGAGAAACATTTTTATTTCTAATTCTTTTAGAACTACCATATCTAACAAGATGTTTAACACGATTCTGAGGATATAATTCAACAAACAAACTCATAATATTATCTTTCATTTTATCTATATCTTTCATTTTATCTATGTTTTTCATTTTATTTATGTTTTTCATATGTTTACTCCGTCAAAAACTCTCTTAAACTATTATAAATATCATTTTCACTTTCAATCCACAGTTCTTTCCAAGTTATAGCATAGAGCGAACCGATAAGACTTCGGGCATTAACCCTGCATTGCGTACAACCATCATTGCCTACCAATTCAATCTTTCCTTTAAGATTTGTTATTACATTTAAAAACTTAAAAACATCACTTTCAGTATCTAATCTAATTTTAAACCTTGACATAATACATTACCCTTCTTTTCCTTCATCTTTCAGCCTCAATATGTATTGTCCATAAGAGAGATGTGATTCTCCATTCTTGTATCTTTCTTCATTTGTATTTTTTAATTCTTCTAAAATTTCATCTATTGACTTAACATTTTCTTTATATTTAACTACTGTTCCCTTATTCTTTTGCCTATTTCTGAATTGAGCTTGTTGTTCAAGATATGCAGCTCTTTTGCAATCATATGAACAATATTTTTGCATATGTGTATCTGCTACAAAAGACAAATCACACCATTTACACCTCTTTTCATATTTATTTTGTTGCATTACAAACACTCCCTTCCTTACATACTTTAATAACATCTCTATGCTTTGCATAATAATATACATTTTTCATACCGTCTAAAGTAAATATATCTACTACTGTGACTATGCCTTTACTTTTCTTGCTCTGCACCACAACTGTATCATTTACTTTAACATCAATAGAGTCTTTAACTTTCCAAATATAAAGTTTATCGCAACTTTTAAACTTTCCATATATGTATTTATGCTGTGAATACAAACTATCTTCAAAGATAAAAGGTATGGTTTTATATCCTAATTCTTTCGCAACTAAATACCTAATATAACCATCGACCAGTAAACTACTTTTGCCATTTTCTCTAATAACAATAGGTTTATCTATATAGCCGTTCTTCTGACAATAATTTCTTATTTTTTCTATTTTATTCTTTTTTGGTTTAGAATCTGTAAAAGCTTTTGGTATTTTGATTATGTCTATATTTATAAAGTCCATTTTAAAATCTCCTTTTCTACAATTAAACTGTTTTTATCTAAAAAGAAAGCGTTGGTTATCAGCAACATTTGATAAGAAATTTGAAAAAGTATATGTTTGTGAAACGCTACGCTTTTTAGATTTCACTTTTCTAACTTTTACTTTTGTTTTCTGAAGTTTATCAACATTAAGTTGATTAAATAATTCTTCATAATCTGGTTCAGTATCCTCTTTTTCAAATACACTACCAATAATTTCAATATTAGAATACATATCACAATTCATTAAGAATTTTTGCACATCACCCTCTCTAACATTTGGCAATTTAATTGAATTACCTTCTTTTGTAAAAAGTGTTACATTATATAGCATTTAAATTCCTCCTAATTTAAACATTATTAAAGTTTATCCACATTTTTTTAAGTCTTTTTTTTCTTTGGCATACATATGATTGCGTACAACCAATTTTATGTGCTATATTGTTCTGATTTTTATTCGCTAATAATCCATCAATGATAGTTTTATCCTTTGATGCAAGAGTTTTAAGATATTCTTCAAATGTGATTTTATTGATAATATCATCTTCAAAAGATATTCTATTCATTACAGCTTGAGAGAAAAATTTATCCTGAATTTCAGCTAAAGATAGACTTTCATTGTTATTTGTTAAAGGTTCGTCTAAAGGAAGTGTCTTATATTTCTTTCCACGTTTTTGAGTATTACGTTTCCTATTATCCATTATTATTGCTGTTTTCATTTTCATACACGCAAAGGGTATAAAAGCCCCTTTATCTTCATCATATTGCATAGCTGATTCGCAAAGAGCAATAGCTAATAAATCATAATGTTCAGATAAAGTTATA